CTTATCTTTTTTACTAGTAAAAATTCTATCCATAACTCGCTGTTGTTGGACAACTACACCAAACTTAAAACAATTGTTCAAAGATCGCACAAGTTTATGCTTATCTTTATTTGAAACATACGACGCCTTAAGTTCTGCCTGAGCCGCATACTTTCCGCGGATGGCTCTCTCTGCCGCTATATAACGTCGGCTCCATTCGTCCTTTGAAGCTTTTCCCAGAAGAATTAGCCCTCCAAACACAAATACGTTATTATGAACTTTATCAAAAACGCCGGACTCATCGGAATATACATAAATATCCAAAGTTCGACCTCCTCGCTAAAAAAGAAAGGCCGCCCAATAGGCGGCCAATCCCTCGTGCTCGACGATATTACATATCGCTTAAACGTTAATTCGGGTACACGAGTATACAGCGTATCTCTACCTGCAATTATATTATATGCGATTACCAACAAAAATGCAAGTCCTTTCACACATTTTTAACAACCTTTTGTGGTAACCGTATATCTATGTTTCTATATCATTATAGCTTCTTGTAGTCAAAATGTAGTCAGCCTAACATATAACAAAAAGCGCGGCGAATGTTTTACACATCCTACCGCGCTTTTTCTGGTGCACCATCGGGGACTCGAACCCAGGACCCACTGATTAAGAGTCAGTTGCTCTCCTTAGTTGCTCACACTCATGGTGTATGCTGTTGTAATAAAAAGCACTTTTCTAACGATCAAAATCACTAAATATGTCCTATACAAAGTCATTGACCAGCACCGTTTTTGTGTGGCGCTGGTCAATTTTCTTTTACGCACTAATCAGCGGTATAAGTTTCTGTTCCTCTGTGATTTCCAAGAATTGCTGATATTCCATATTTAGCTTTATCGTAACCTGATACTTTCTTCCGACCTCCACTCTTTCTATCAGTTGGCTCAGTATCATGCG